TACAAGGTGACTTTGACCAACAAGCAGAAAGAGTTGGTCGTATGGTTGCACCATTGATGATGAAAGAATTATCTGGTAATATTTACAAAAATATATTATGTCAATTAAACAAATAATAAAAAGAGTTATTGATACACAATCAAAACAAGATGAAGTTGCTGTACTTTTATCTGGTGGTGTAGATAGTTTGAGTGTAGCATTTGCCGCTCATGAATTAGGAAAGAAAGTACATGCATATTCTTTTCATTTAGATACAGGTTCTAGTTATGATAGTGACAAGGCCGCAGAGGTATCACAGATATTCAAATGGCCACTTACAATAAAAGTTGTACCAACAGATAATCTAGAGGAAGACTTTTTTAAACTAGCAAAAGAATATGATTGTAAAAAGAAAACCCATTTTGAGTGTGTGTTTCCTTTTATGTACTTGTATCCAGAAATACAACAAGAAGAAGTATTGAGTGGTTGGGCTGCTGATGGTTACTATGGTATATCGAAAAGAGCCATACTACATTATACTAAAGGCAAGACAAAAGAAAAGTTTGATGAATTTAGAAATGATTATTTTTTACCAACCAAGAGTGCAGGTTATATGTGGCATAAGATAGTTGCAGATAAACATAATAAAAAATTTATTACACCATATCTATCTAAAGCAGTAAGAGATTTCTTTTATAGTAAAGATTGGTATGAGTTAAATGAACCATTCCAAAAACATCATGTTGTAAATGACTTTGAACAATTTAAGAAGTTTAATTTTAAGAAACATATTAATTTACAATTAGGTGCAGGAATAGATAAACGTTTTGAAACGTTGCTAAATAATAGTAAGATAAATCCAAATAACAGATATAAGTCAGTAAGTGGCATATGTCAGTATTGGGGAAAGGCAGTATGACTAAATTTACATTCGCACAATCGCCAGAAGGCTTTGATAATCACATAGAAAACTCCGTAAGAGGTTATACTAATTTGTGGAATGACATAGTAGGTATGTCAAAGTATTTTGTTGAAGATGATACTAATATCGTTGACGTAGGTTGCAGTTCAGGTAAAATGCTTAAATCAATGATAGCACAAAATAATGAACATGTACCAGAGGCAAAATATATTGGTGTAGAAATTGAAGATGATTTTGCAGTTGGTCATGGTGATGATTTGATGTCTGGTAAATGGCCTAACTTATATTTTGAACATAGAGACATTAGACAATGTGATATAGAAAACGCTAGTTTAGTGACTTCTTTATTTACATTACAATTTATGCCCCCTAAAGATCGAGCAGGAACAATCTGGAAAATTTATAATGGTTTGAATGATGGTGGTGCATTTATATTTTCTGAAAAAGGTTTTAGTTGTAATCCTAAAATACAAGACATGATGACCTTTATGTATTATGACTATAAAAGACAACATTTTACAGATAAAGAGATTTTAGACAAAGAGGTACAATTAAGACATATGATGAAACCCAACACAAAAACAGAAATGTTTGATATGTGTTATGACGCAGGTTTTAAAGATTTACATGTATTTTGGCAAAATTTCAATTTTTATGGGGTTATTGCCCTAAAATAAGGGGTGAACAAAAGGGGAACAGATTGGGCATATATGTCGCACCCTATATAAACCATTGAAAAACAACGATTTTTTCTTTAAATTAATTTGGTTTTTTCCTTGCAAATCTGCTAGAGACCTGATAGCATAAGAGAATAATAAAGGTTACATTATGAAAACAGTATCAAAACAACAAAAATCAAATCTTGCAAAATTACTTGCAACCGAGAATATTAACGTTATTCATCAAAAAGTAAAAACAGCATATTTTATTCCAAAGACTAGAACTTTATGTCTTCCAATATGGGAAGATATGACTAATGACTTATACGATTTATTAGTAGGTCATGAAGTTGGTCATGCATTATATACTCCTCAAGACGAAAACGAATTTAAAAAACACAAAATTCCACATTCTTATTTTAACGTAGTTGAAGATATCCGTATCGACAAGAAAATGAAAATCAAATACCCTGGTTTAAGAAAATCTTATTTTAATGGTTACAATGAATTAGTAGAAAAAGATTTCTTTTTAACCAAAGATAAAGATGTTAACGGTTTTAGATTTATTGATAGACTTAATATATTTTCTAAATCTGGTTCTTCAGCACAAATTGAATTTAACGATATTGAACAAGAATTTATTAACAGATCAGAAAAACTTAATACTTGGGCTGACGTTGTAAAACTTACCAAAGACATTTACGAATATTCTGGTACTGAAGAATATGACGAAGACCAAGAAGAAGAAATGAAAAATGAATTAGGTCAAGATGGTCAAGGTGACCAAGAAGAACAATCTGAACAAACAGAAGGTAATAGTGATAGCGATGAGCAACAAGAGCAAAATCAGGAAACTACTTCCTCATCTGAATCTGATAATGATAAACAAGAAGACGAACAACAATCTTCCGCAGGATCAGATAGTAAAGAAAACAAAGAGGAAGAAAAACAAAAAGGTTCAGCAAGTGGTGGTTCAGAAGGTGGTTACAAAGTAGGTAACAATGAAGCATTAACAGATCATGCCAATGAACAAAACAAAAAGTCTATGGCAAAAACTGATAAGAGTATTAAAGAAAATCTTTATTTACAATTACCAAAATGTAAAGACGCTGTTGTACCTTACAATTCAATCTCTGAAAAAATTGAAAGTATTAATACATCTTTCCCAATGGCAGATAGAATACAAGCATTTAAGAAATTCAAAAATCAACAAATGAGAACTGTTAACTATATGGTCAAAGAGTTCGAAATGAAAAAAGCTGCTGACTCTTACGTTAGAACTAGAACAGCTAGAACTGGTGTTATTAATACAAACACTTTACATTCTTACAAATATAATGATGATATATTCGCAAGAGTTCAAATTGAACCTGGTGCAAAAAATCATGGTATGGTTATGATTGTTGACTGGTCAGGTTCTATGGGCGACAAAATGTATGATACTTTAGTTCAAACTATGAACTTGGTCATGTTTTGTAAAGCAGTAAATATACCTTTTGAGGTTTATGCCTTTTCAGATACTAACAGAAAAAACTTTGTAAAAGGTTCCGAAGATCATTACCATAGAAGACATGCTTATGAATTTATGCCTTATCATTATGACAAAGAAGGTCTAATTGTATTAGAGGATGTATCTTTATTAGAGTTTGTTAATTCTGATATGAAAAACGTTAAGTATCAAGAAGCAATGGCTAATCTTTATCAAATCGCTTTAGAATATAGACATGATACTAGAGCCTCTAGATATTTGAATTATGACGACAATCCAGTTTACTTTAATACTCCTTCTTGTATGAGACTAGGTGGCACTCCACTTGATAGTGCAATCTATCAATCAATTAATGTGGTTAATAAATTTAAAGCAAAACACAAAGTACAAAAAATGAATACAATCTTTTTAACAGATGGTTCAGGTCATACTATGGGTAAAGCAACCATGCCTGATGAAAATAACAAACTAGGTTACATAGACACTTATATGTACAATGTGCATGTTAAAGATGGTACTTATACTTTTCAGTATGGTGGTGGTAGTTATAGATCACATCATCATGGTTACCATAAACAGTTTTTAAATTACTTTAAACATAAAACTGGTTCAACTGTAATTGGTTACTATGTTGCTGGTAGAAAACTAAATTATTGGGATGTACATAACTTTTCTAAAAAAGATGGTTATGCACCATACGAAGCTGCAAGAGCAGAATTAAGAAAAAACAAAGTGGTTACATTTACTGATATTGGTTATGATGAATTGTTTATTACTACTAGAAATCATATGAAGGTAGATGATACAGAAGCTGAGATATCCTCTGATATGACAGCAAGTAAAATGAAACAAGCATGGGCAAAATCTTTCAAACAGAAAAAAATGTCTAGGGTTTTATTGAATAAATTTGTTGAAAGGGTGGCATAATGATAGAACAAAGTAAGAACAAAATTGGTCAGGATTGTCGCACCTTAGATAAATCGTTGATAAATAACACTTTTTATTTTGGTATTATACCAAATTATTTGTTGACAAATCGCTATCTTCCTGATAGCATAGCTATATAATTAAGAAAGGTTATACATTATGAAACTAAATGAAAAACAACTAGAGTATGTAAATACTGCTTATGAAATGTTTTCTACTGATACAATAGAGAAATCACAGATTAAGCAAGTTAATGCTAAACTAGGTATGAAATCATCACCTGCGTGGTTGATTAAAGATCCTCAGTTTAGATTAACTAGAGGTGTTTACAAGTTACCTGTTAACGGTCTTGTAAATCCTTCTAAGAATACTAAACAAGTTAGTATTCCAGAGGTTAAACAAAAAATCTCTAAACAAATTCAAACAACTGAAAGTACAAGTGAAAACTTGATTCCTAACAAAGAGGAAACATTTGTACCTTTTGGTAATTACAAAGACTTAAAAAATATTGTTAAGTCTGGTATTTTTTATCCTACATTTATTACTGGTCTATCTGGTAATGGTAAAACTCTTGGGGTACAACAATCATGTGCCGAACTTAAAAGAGAAATGATTAGGGTTAATATTACAATCGAAACTGATGAGGATGATTTACTTGGTGGTTTCAGATTACAAGACGGTGAAACTGTCTGGCATGATGGTCCTGTTGTTAACGCAATGAAAAAAGGTGCCGTATTATTGTTAGACGAAATTGACCTTGCCTCAAATAAGATTATGTGTTTACAACCAATCTTAGAAGGTAATGGTATCTTCCTTAAAAAGATAGGTCAGTTTGTTGAACCTAAAGACGGGTTTCAAATTTTTGCAACCGCAAATACTAAAGGTAAAGGTTCTGATGACGGTAGGTTCATTGGTACTAATATTCTCAACGAAGCATTCCTTGAGAGATTTCCTGTTACCTTTGAGCAGGCATATCCTTCTGCTAAGATTGAAACAAAAATCTTAGATAATGTTATGTCACATTATGGTCTTAAAGATAATCAGTTTACATCTAACTTAGTTAAGTGGGCTGAGGTTATTAGAAAAACATTCTTTGATGGCGGCATTGACGAAATCATTGCAACCAGAAGATTGGTTCATATAATAAATGCTTATGCAATCTTTAAGAACAAACTTAAAGCGGTTGAGGTATGTATCAATAGATTTGATGACGATACCAAAAACAGTTTCCTTGACTTATACACCAAGGTTGACAGCGGTGTCAGTATTGATGAATTAAATCAAGGATCTTCCAATGATAGTGAGGAACTGGTTAATGATCAGTAAATCTATCGTTCATAATGTAGACCTCGTGGGTGGGCAGCAATGCCCACCTTCAATAAAAAGTAGGGAGGTGATATAATGACATTAGAGGTAAAAGTAAGAAATAACAATGTAGAAAAAGCCATCAGGCAACTAAAGAAAAAAGTTATGAAAGATGGTTTATTAAA